TCAAGACTTATATCATAGCCATTATTTACTTGTCGATTGGCTATGTCAGCTTTCTTAATACCTTTGGAATTTTTATTGAAAAGAACTTCCTCTAAAATGAGAGGTATAGAGGACTTACCAGCACCATTTGTACCGATAAGTTGTGTAAGTGTGTTCTTTTGCAAATCTATGACATTATCACTGCCATACGAAAAGCAATTATTCCATGTTAGCTTTTCTAGAGTTATCACTAAATACTCCTATAATTTTTTTAACTTTTGTTTCATCTAATTCGAGAATGTATGATAGGTACTCTCCTAATTCTTCCTCTATCGTCATTTCTTTGTCTAATATGAGTGTGGCTTCTGTCTTTCTCTTAATTACCTTTTTGTCCAATAGGTCAGAATTTTTGACCCCGCTCAGGTCTGATACATCGCCCTCTACTTCATATATAGTGTGGTGCCACTCTGTTTGTACCATTTCTTCTGTACTTGATACTGTTTTTCTTAGTAGTTGGGGTAAATCAAATTCATGCCATTTCCATGACCAATCATCTTCAATTAACAAGTATCCTGTCTTTACAATATTTCTATGAAAACTTGTTGTCATAGGACTGCCAGGATATACTATGTTTCGTTGAGTATTCTCGTGAGCATGTAAATCTCCTGCAAAAACAGTCTTAAATTTATCAAATCTAGTTAAATCTACTTCAGGTGTTACATGAGGAGGTATCTCTCCTCTAACATGGGTAAATAAATAATCTACATTTTCTATGTCTTCTATGCTGTTCTTTTTATGTAGGTCAGCATAAGGTAATATTGCCCAATCATCTTGATAATGTGTATCTGTTATAACTTTTACATGAGGATTGAGTTCTTCTGTCACTCTTTTTAAATTTGTAAAAAATGTTTTATTCTTTCTAGTTGCTTCATGATTACCGTCAAAGATAATTGTCCAACATTTAACATTCTTTACAAAGTCAAAGTAAAGTGTGAGTTCGTCCATTGAGGGGACTCGATCAAACAAATCCCCACCAATAATATGCAAACTGACATTATTTTTCATAACAACATCTTCTAGTTGTTGAAAAAATAATTTATAACGGGTACACGCCCACGGTATAGGAACATTCTTCTGTCCTAACTTTATATGCCAGTCTGCAGTAAATAAAATCATGCTACGAAATCTTCTCCTGGATTCCATTCACACCCAGTTAACCCACCTGCTTTTAATGCCTGTAAAGTTCTTAGTATTTCGTTTGCATTTCTTCCTGTGTTGAGAGCATTGATTGATACATGCTGAATTATTCCTTCAGGGTCAACTATATAAGTTGCTCTATAAGGTACACCTTCATCACTTACTATTCCAAGTTTTTCTGCTAACACATTATTACAATCTGCTAGTAGAGGGTGAATCGTACCATATAATTCCTGGTGCTCATCACTTGTTTTCCAATTCCATTTACAATATTCATTATCAGGACTAATGCCATAAACTTCGTTAGTTTCAGACATTAAGTTATCCATGCCTACTATTTCTGTAGGACAAATAAATGTAAAATCTTTGGGATAAAAGTAAATTACTGACCAATCTTTAAGTTGCCAACTCTTCACGGTAATGAAGTCGTGGTCTGCATCAGACCAATCTGGATTGAGATTAGTCATATTACCACTTACTCCTGTGAGTTCAAACTCAGGAAATTTTTCTCCTACGCCAATCATTATATGTCAAACTCATCATTGATGCTTTCATCAGCATCTGAGTTAGAAGAGCCTGCTCTGATTCTATCAAGCAGTTCTTTTTGTGCATCTGGAGTAGGTCTTGCCAACACTTCGTCCATAGACCTTAATTCAGAAATGAGTTCCATTTCTTTTTCATCAAGAGGTCTTGGTTTACATTTAAGAGGTTGTAGTTGATACTCAACATTATAAGCCATTGGACCAGTCTTCAATCTTTTGAAGCAAACGTCCCACCCTGTTTCAGGGTCAGCTGGGTCTCCTAAATCCTCTGCCGCTAGTAAGATTTGTTCAAGTAATTTCTTCTTGAGGTTTAGTACTTTTACTTCGCCACCGTGTATACACTGTATTGCGTAAGACCAAGTACATTTTTGATCTGGATAATATTCTCTTATCCAATCTTTTTCCATATTAGTAAATGTTTCCTTTTCTCTATCAAAAGATAAACATTCAAATGGAACATTCTTATCGTTCTCGCCTTTTAGCCAGTAGACATATCTTGCGCATACATCTCCAACCATTCTGACTTTATTGTCGCCTTCTACATAAGTGTAGCTTTGGACTTTTCCTTTTTGGGCTGTGCCCTTTAATTTATTAAATGTTAATGCCATTTTAATTCCTTATTATCTGTGATTTCTTCAAATAAAAAATGGATTCTACCATTCTCTACTCGTAGTAATCTATTTTTGGTTAATATCTCTTGCTTTCCTGTAAAGAACAGCAAGTCTAGTGTGGTATCTTTTTTACTTTGATAATCAAAATAATTTCGCAGTGATGCGATACCAGCATACTGCGCTATCTCTACATCTGAATATCTATTTCTTTGGATAAGCAAAGCCTCTGAGTTTAGTAAAAAGCTTTTTCCATGAAAACTTTTAGTCCAGTACTTAAATCTCCTATCCTTTCTATTTATTGGAGGTTCTTTTTTATAAGTTAAAATATATAGTATGGAAACTATATCACCGACTTTTCCATCGGTCTCTTTTCTTATCTTTTTCCAATCGTAGAATATCATTATATCAAAATATTGAGGTTTTGTCAAGAAGTATTTTTCGAATGTTAAATCGTCTCAACTTCATAACTTTGTTTCATATAGTAACCCAATCTTGCATTAGCCTGTCGTCTTGCGGTTTTACCTTCAAAATGAATATCAACGATTGTTGGTTGAGGTTTACCCTCATATATTCTTATTATACGACCAATTAGTTGTGTAAGAAGGGGTTCGTTATTAATTGGAGTTGCTAAAATAACGCAACTCAAACAGTCTACAGATAATCCTTCTGAAAAAATACTCTGAGTTCCACAAAGAATATCTTTATCAGTGAATATCTGTTTTATCATATCAGGTCTCTGTTCGTGTGGTATTTGTCCTGTAATACATAAAGAAGTATCTCCTATTAATCTATTACATTGTTTTAGAAAATCCACTCTATCAGATACAACTAATACTTTGTGTCCTTGTGCAGCATACTTTGCAGCTAACAATGCAATCATGTTTTGGTATTCCCAATTATAAGCTATTGCATTTATTCTAGCAGCCCAAGGTGTTTTTGCCCCATCAGGAAATCTTACTCCTGATTTTATAACATTTACTTTTGGTACTAAATAGTTTTCTTTAGGTGGCTTGTAAACATTCGTATTAAAATAGTCACGAAAGATGACATGCCTACCATCTTTTCTTTCCATCGTACCTGTAAGGCCTATCTTATACCTTGCCTTACTTGCATCTACAATCCTAGTAAATGTAGGACTAGATACGTGGTGCATTTCATCTAGAATAATTGTTCCAAAAACATTATTAATGTCTTTCATTCTACGATATAGAGTTTGCACATTTCCTATAACTATGGGAGAATCGATTTCATATCTCCCACTTCCAATAATACCAGGTGTAATTCCAAATACTTTTTGTACTTCTTTTTCCCACTGCGACCGTAACGATATTGTATGTGTTACTATCAATGTTTTCTGTCGAAGTTTATTTGCGATAGCTAACGCAGTAAATGTCTTTCCCCAACTGACCCAAGCGTTAATTATACAACTATCACTAACATCGTCATATACTGTCTGTTGTGAAGGTCGTAAAGTAAACTTAAAGTCAAAAGGTTCTATTGTCGATATTTTTCTTTTATCGACTATTTCGTAATCTTCTGGTATTAAATCCGTTCTTCCGCTAGGTAAGGTAACTAAACCTTTTCTAACTATGCCCATGTTTTTTATCACGAATGGTGGGTCTAATGGATTTCTTGGCGGTATTCTATATGTAAGTTCATTATCGAGTTTGTTTTGCATATCAGTATTTACTTCTATGAATATTCTGTTACTTAATACTGCTTTCATATTTTACGCCATGTCTTTTTTTGCTGTTTTTCTGAAAAAGAATATAAAATAGAAGGTTGATTATCCATATAAAGTACACTTGCATAACGAAGTCTAGCTTCGGGGGGTCTCTTTATAAAAAATGGAAAGGGAATATTTTCACACCATACTAGACTTCCAATATCTCGTTTCTCAATTTTTTCAATCTTATGACTAATTAGATTACATACTTTATTTTTTATCCAACGAAAATATTTACCATCACTATCTATATAATTTAGACCTTTGTGATGAACAAAATCTTGAAAGGACTCTATCATCACTTTTAAATGGTATAAATTTTTATGCGGACTTTGTAATCTTCTTATTCCAAGAGTTTCTCCTTTCATATTTTTATCATCTACTATCTGTGTGTCACAGTATAGTAATCCATCTTGTTCTTCTATTTCATCTGAGTGAAGAACATATACAGGCCATTTAATTTGCTCCAGTTTCATATGCACAGTGTCCATGATATGTTCTCTCACAGTCTTGCTTCTCAGGAATAGTAGAGCAACTAGCTAATATAGTTACTATTAGTAAGAGTTTCGTCATATTTTTTCTCAAATTTACCAAAGGAATAATCATCTCCTATATCAAAGTCACAACCTATGGGTGTGCCTGGAATTGATAGTCCTCTATCTTTTTGTATATTTCTCTGAAGTATTTCGCAGTATTCTTCTACTGCTTCTTCTTTTACTTCTGCTAAAATAGAGTCATGAACAAGTGCAAAGATTTTTGCGGGTATCTTTTTCTCTTTTACTTCTTTCTGTGCATCTATGCCTCCAAGAAGGTTTACATCTGAAGCTACTGATTGAACAAGAGAATTAATACCACTACGAACTTCATGAGCAGCAATTGCTCTATCTTTCGATTTTACATTTGGTAATCTTCTCTTTCTTCCATAGAAGCTGTAAATATATCCTTGTTGTTGAATAATCTTTTTACAACTCTCTAACCATTTCTTTAACATAAAGAACTGTTTAAAATAATCTTCAATCACTTCTTTAGCTTGACTTGTGCTAAAATATGTTCCGCTATCTTTTGTTACTTGTTCACTAATCTTTTTTGGTCCAGCACCATACATGATGCCGAATGTAACAGCTTTTGCCATCTGTCTTTCTGTTGAATAATACTCAGCAACCTCGTCTACTTTACAGGGTAAATTAAATACAAGTTTCGCAATATTTGAGTGAAAGTTTCCACCCTCTTGAAACACCTGTTGAAGCGCTGTATCTTGTGCTAATACTGCAGCACAATATACTTCTGCTGTAGTTAAGTCCATTGCAACAATTTTATTGCCTGGCTTAGCTCTTATGCAACCCTTCACAATAGGATTATCACGAGGTATTTGTTGCATGTTCATTTTCCCACTAGATGAAAGACGACCAGATGTTGTTCCATGCAGATTAAAACCTGTACGAAGTCTGCTATCTCTATCTAAAGCAGGAATAATTTTATCAAGATAAGTACTCTTGATTTTTACTTTTTGTCTTATATCCAAAACAAGCTGTGGAACGGCGTGTTCTTCAGCTAACTGCCCAAGAACTTCTGCATCAGTTGAGTCAGCTCCTGTACCTGTTTTCTTACCTGTTGGTTTTAGTCCGATATAATCAAAGAGTAAAGAACGAAGTTGCATTGTACTATTTGGATTAAAGTCTTTACCTTGTCCTTTTTCGAAGATTTGTACTTCTTTAAATTCATACAAACTTTTTACTGCTTCATCAATATCATCTTGCATCAGCACCGTAGACTTTATTAATCTGTCCCTATCAAAAGGAACTCCATTACTCTCTACATCAAGAAGAAATTCTGTCGCAGGAAGAAGAATATTTCGATAAACATTCATGAGTTTATCATTACTTTCTAACTTAGGTAAAAATCTTTGATAAATGAGAAAAGTACAAACTGCGTCCATAGCAGCGTATTCTTGCATGATTTCAAAAGGAATCATATCCCAAGTAAAATCATTTTTAAGTAATCCATTACGCTTTCTATATCCCTCAATCCAATCATACATTGGTTTTTCATAGTCTCCAAAAGGAGTATATTTGAGAGCGAGTTGTTTTAGGCCGTGAGTGCCTGGATTCTCATTTAAAGTATAGTGCATTAACATTGTATCTTCAAATCTTGGAAACTTAAATCCAAAATGAAACTTGAAGAAAGCAA